CAGTGCAATGCATCATCACACCCTCTACTCAAATCGACTTGTGTCCCCCCAAGACGGCGTCTTTTCGTCGTCATCGACCTGCCAGTCGGGATGCCGCATTTCTTCATGCGGTTCATCCTCGCCAGGCGGGACGGCGCACTCGGCGTAACGTGTCCGCTCCCAGTCTGGGTGCAGGCCGTTAGGCAAAGTACGTAGGAGGTCACTGATCGGTTTCCAGTGAAGGTAGGACTTGTGATGTGCGTCAAGCAGCATCCGATTGGCTTCAGTGTGGCCATGAATGAAGTAGTGCAAAAAGCAGTCGACATCGAACCTTTCTCCTTTCACGCGGAGATTGGGTCGCAGCACCATACGGCCAAAAGTCGGCAATCCACAAGCAGGCTCAATGTTCCGAGCTTTGCGAAGACACCTCTGAAAGAGGTGCTTCAAAGTGGTTTCCGACCGTTCGTAGCCCCAAAGGGCGAACTGGCTGTAACTGGCGCTTTCCTCCTGTCGCTGTTGGTACTTATTGTACTCTTCTTCTCTGACGAGGACTGGCATCATTCCTAAACGCTCACACCACTGACCCACCATCGCCGAACCACGACTAGCGTAACTCGGCGCATTTGGAGTTTCAAGAGACAAGCCCCCAAGAAACTCCTGGCCCGTAAGTCCACACAAATAGCGCATAACCTTCCGCGCGTCCAATGAGCAATCGTCCACCGTAAACCAAGACGGCATCGGTAAGCCAAGACCACCGGCATATCGAGGTAAAAACCAAGACTGTCCAGGGCTAGCAATTTCCTTCAGCTTGTCCGAGTTCAGGTAGACCCAGGTATCGATTAGCTCATCGCGCAGAGAGCCCCGCGCACTCGTAACCAACGAATCGCACCGCGATAGGAAGCCCGTCTTACTGTCCTCCTCACCGGACTGAGAGAGAACCCGACCAACACCATGGAGATTTCCAGGGTTGATGAAGGGAACTTTTTCAGCGTAGGGGAGACCAAACAGTTGGGACAGGCCGCTTCCACGTGGGACGAAGGTACGCGAGTTGATCACAACAAAACGATCCGAGAAGTAGTTCTTACCCACACTCATCTTCAAACCGACTGCAGAAGTGCATGCCTGCCAAAGCGGGTAGCACCTCTGTGGAAGGTGAAGAAGACAGTCGTCACCGTTGATAAGCATTCCTGTTTCCAGTAGTGAAAACTCCTGGTCATAAGACTGCTCCATCACATAACGGTTGACAGCTGCATTCACTAGGCAGAGAATCGGAAAACTGACGACCGAGCCCATCAATTGGCCGTTCGTCTGTTTGACACTCTCAAATTCCCCACCGCCCAGTGGATAGTGTAGTGTGTGGTCGGTTAACAACCTCCGACCCAGATCGTCCCAAAACCCGTGAATACCACATCGAGAAACAATGGCATCCCAGCAGAGATTACTTGCATCCGCTGAGAGATAGTCTGTAGCCGCTTTGTAGTCCCCGGAGAGCCACCAAGACCCCAACGGGCATTTACTCCAGAAAGAGTCAATGTCCAAAGGATCGAGAGGCGCTCCAATAAGGCGAAAGGTAGGGTGGTTCTTAACCCCTTGCCAAAGAAACTTCTGCAGATATCGACCTAGCCACTGTAACTTCACAGGTCCCTTAGTGATCATACGGACTTTACAGGCCTCAAGAACTGCTGACGGCTCCGCATCCGCCGTCTCCAAAGATGGATCGTACACCAAAGGCTCCCTGCTCTGAAGGCCAGTTTCAAAGGCCTGAGCAATGTTGTCTGTGATCCAGTCCGAGAAACCTCTTATCTCCACAACACGACCCGCCCTATCCCTCATTTCGAGAAGATTTGGCAGGCCATCCGGGAGCATGGAGGCATCAAGGACCTGGGCCAACAAGACCGCGCTATACCCTTCCGTGAAGGAACTTCGACTGCACTGAACTAGCTGTCCGAAGGACCCACCTTCCGCCACCCCACATTTCGACTTACCGCAAGGAAAGCGGCCGAAGTGTGCTCGCTCCGATGGGAGAAGCAGCACCTCGCTAGGTCTAAATGGGCGTTTGGGGAAAACCTCTCTAACTGTTCGCTCAATTTCTTTTGCGAACCAGTAGGGGAGGGGCGCCGGCTTCGAAGTAAGCCGGTCACGGTGCGCCGCATACTCTGAGTTGATGAAACTCTCAGGAACGGGCGCAGTTGCGCGTTTTGCCATGAGC